TGACCCGCGCCAAGCTGGAAAGCTGCGCGCGCCGGGCGACGGCCGCTGACCCCGGCCTGTCGGCCCGCATCGTGCCCTGCCCGCCGGGCAAGGATTTGAACGACGTTCTGAGGGGGATGTGATGAATGACCTGACCAGCGACATCTGGGCGCGCTGTGTTGACGTGCAGCCGGTGCTGGACCTGACCACCGCCGAGGACCGGCTGCGGCTGGACACCGCCCTGCGCGCCGAACTGGCCGCGATCGAGGACCCGAGGCTGCGCGACCACGTTGCCGAGCTGCTGCGCGGTCGCCGTCGGACGATGTTCGCCGCGGCGGAATTGCGCGCCGATCCAAGTCTTTTGGCTGACCGGGTCGCGGCGATCGAGGAATACCTCGGGCTGGCCAAGGCCCCGCGCGAAAGTCTGGGCTCGGTTGAACTGCGGGGGCTGCGCCTGTGACCGAGCCGATGATCTGCCCCTGCTGTGGTCAGCCGGTCGCCGCCGGGCAATTGCAGCGCGACTCGGCCAGCTCGGGCGTCGGCGCGGCGGTGGCGGTGCCGGGTGGTGCCGCGCCACCGGCGGTGTCTCGCGAGTTGGCCAGCATCCGGTTGGCGGCCCTGGCCTTGGGGGCGATGCCGTGAGTCTGGCGATCACCATCCGGGCCGATCTGGCCGAGTTCACCGGCGAGACCTGGCGCCACAGGGTGCCGGTGGCCGATCTGCGCGCCTGGCTGGCGCTGGCGCGCGGCCAGGCGCGCGGTGGCAAGCGCGGCGGGCCCGGCCCCTGGGCACGATTTTACGAGGCCGACATCGCCGCGATCGAGCGCGCGCTGGCGGACCTCGATCAGCAGAAAGGCGCTCGCGATGGCGATTGAGGATGTGCGCGGCCTGTTGGCCGGTGGGGTTGCGGTGACGCCCGGCGAGGGGCTGCAGGCGATCGACCCCGGCGCGGATGGCGAGGATCCCGGTTATGACGGCGGGATCGACGGGTTTGACCCGCCAGCCCCGCCCGTCGACGCCCTGCCCGACGACGCCCCGCCCGAGGCGCGCTGCGTCGGCTTGCCGCTGAACGATTTTGGCAACGGCAGCCGGTTGCTGGTGCATTTCGGCGAGGACCTGCTGCACGTCAGCCGGGTCGGCTGGTTTTGCTGGGACGGCACGCGGTTCACCGGCGACCCCGACGGCATTGCCGTGCGCCGCCACGCCCACCAGTTGACCGACCTGATCGGCCGCGAAATCGACTGGATGCCGCTGACCGACCCTGAGGCCCGCGCCCTCGATGAGGCGGATGAGGCCGAGCTGGTGCTGGCCGAGCTGGGCGCGATCAAGCCCTCGGACCGCAGTGACGCGCAGATCGCCGAGATGGCCCGCGCCAGCAAACTGATCGCCGCCGCCCGCGACATCAAGGACCGCCGCGACAAGTCGATCGGCCGTCGCCTGACCCACGCCAAGAACGCGGGCAACACCAACGCGATCAAGAACCTGATGACCGAGGCCGCCGCGGTGATCGCCCGGCCGCTCGACGATCTGGACGCCGATCCGCTGGTGGTCAACACGCTGGGCGGGGTGCTGCGGTTCGCGCTGCGCCCGGGCGAGGATCAGGGCGGGCAGTTCGCCCCGCTCCCCGTGTGTGAGGTGACGCGGTTCGACCACGACCGCGCGCAGCTGCTGACCAAGGTGATGCCGGTCGAGTATGACCGCCACGCCAAGGCGCCGGTGTTTCAGGCCTTTCTGGAACGGGTGCAGCCGGTGGTCGAGATGCGCGGGTTCCTGCAGCGCTGGTTCGGCTATTCGATGCTGGGGCTGACGGCCGAGCAGAAATTTGCCTTTCTTTATGGCTCGGGCGCGAATGGCAAGTCGGTGCTGGTCGATCTGATGGCCAAGATCATGGGCGATTACGCCGCCAGCGCGAAAATCGGATCGATCACCGGCAAGAGCCGTCGCGGCGGGGGCGATGCGACGCCCGACCTGGTGCCGCTGATCGGCGCCCGATTCGTGCGGACCTCTGAGCCCGACGAAGGCACGCGGCTGCAGGAGGGTCTGATCAAGGAACTGACCGGCGGCGAGCCGATCCTGGTGCGCGCGCTGAATGAAAACTTCGTGCTGGTCTATCCGATCTTCAAGCTGACGATCAGCGGCAACCACCGGCCCGAAATCCACGGTGGCGACGACGGCATCTGGCGCCGGGTGATGCTGGTGCCCTTCGATGTGCAGATCCCGCCCGACGAGCGCGACCCCGAAATGGGCGCCAAGCTGTGGGCCGAGCGCGCAGGCGTGCTGAACTGGCTGGTCGAGGGCGCGCGGCAGTATCTGGCGCATGGGCTGCAGGTGCCGTCAACCGTGACCGCCGCAACGGACGAATACCGCGAGGACAGCGACCCGCTGGCGACCTTCCTGACGCTGTGTTGCGCCGTCACCGGGCGTAGCACCGACTCGATCCGGGCCAAGGATTTGACCGACGCCTTCAACCTGTGGATGGACGAAGGCGGGCGCGGCGTCTGGACCGAGCGCACCGTGTTCAAGCGCATCAAGAGCAAGTCCGAGCGATGGAAACATCCGGCCAGCGGGCAGGTGTTCACCGCGCGCAAGGCCTCGGAAAGCTATTACGACGGGCTGTGTCTGGTCGAGCCGTTCAGGGCCCGGTTCGAGGAATGGCAGGCCACGCAGGTGCGCCTCGACCTGCGTCGGCAGTCGGATGCGATGCTGTGACGCCCGTGCCGGATGCCCCGCACCCCTTGGTTCCGCATGAGGCGCGCCCCGCTGGCGCCCTGATCGCCCGGTCACGCCGCCGCGCCGATCTCGCCGATATGGGAGGTCAGGGAGGTCAGCCGCGCCGGATGGGCGGTGGCGGCTGGCTGCGGGGTTCGGGGGCAAGGTGTGGCGGATCAAGGGCTTGGCCCGGATCATGGGAGCTTAGGGAGGTCAGGGAGGTAAACCCGCGCGTATGTGAGGCGCGCTTTTCAGACGGGGTCAGGGGGGATTGGCGCTGTTCATGTGTGGCGCGGCTTTACCTCCCTGACCTCCCTGACCTCCCATGCTGCGGCGAACTCCCTGACCGTGTTGTGTTTTTCCGTCTGGCGGCTGGTTTGCGACCTCCCATTGGTTTTGTCTTACCTCCCTGACCTCCCATTGTCTGAAATCACAAACCTAAATCTGGTAAAACCAACGGGAAGGACCACAAGATATGGAATGCGGGCAGGAAAACGCGGGTTTGGTGGTGGCGCATCTGGCGGCGCTGCGGGCTGGGGTGCTGAAAACCGAGGCCCGCCGCGCCGGGCTGGTGCTGTCGACGGCGGATGAGGGCGAGCGGCTGGACTGGATCAGGCTCCGGGCCGCGCCGCCGGTGTCCTGTGGCCCCGAGGTGCCGCTGGCCCCGGCGCGCGGCGGGCTGGTGACGGTGGCGCCTTACGAGATGCGGGCGACGGCGGCTGGGTTCGAGCGCCAGCACGTCGGCTTTCAGGGCCGCGATGCGGCGCGGGCGCGCGATGTGTTCGACGCCATGGCCGATGAGGCCGCGCGGCGCGGGGCGCCGATGCCGCTGACGCTGGCGCAGATCGACACCGGGCGGCGCTATGCCGCGCTGGTCGAGCGGCACGCGGGCAGTGGGATGCGCGGGCTGTCGGTCGAGGTTCGGGGTGGTGGTGGCGGGCAGGGCAACTTCATCGACGCGGTGATCCGCGAGGGCGAGGTGATCGCCGGGATGCTGGCCGGGCTGGCGGGGGGCGTGGCGGTGATCGGGCGGGCGCAGCTGCGGCTGTCGGTGCTGGTGGACTGGGTGTGTCTTGAGGGGCTGGTGCCCTCGGCGGTGCTGCGGCGCTGCGGGTTGTCGGTGCGGGGTGGGGCGAGCGAGGCGGTCAGGGCGTCGCTGGCGCTGGCGCTGGACCGGATGGCGCGCGGTCCGGTGGGGGCGCGGGTGCGCAAGGGGGATTGACAGGCCGTCACCTGAGCGGGTAGCTCTTTGTCATCATCAACAGGTCCGCCCGCAGGGAAGCCCCCTCGCGGGCGGTTCGTATTGCGGGGGTCCGGTGGCGCGATTGAAATCGATCGGGCCACGGATCGGCGCCCTGCCTGCGCGACTGGGTCGGATGGTTGACCATCACATCGAGGCGTCGCGCGACGCGGCCAGTCCGCTCCGGGCCAAATACAAGACGGCGGCGTGGCAACGGCTGCGCTGGTCGATCCTGGTGCGGGATGGTTTCACCTGTCAGCGCTGCGGATGGGAACATCCGCTGGCCACAAAGGCGCGGGCGCTGCAGGCCATTGGCCGGGCTGACCTGATCGAGGGGCGCGCGCCAGAGCTGGTGGCCGATCACCGCAGGCCGCATCGGGGCGATGAGGCGTTGTTCTGGGCTGATGGCAACCTGCAGTGCCTCTGCAAAGGGTGTCACGACGGCGCCAAGCAGAGCGAGGAGCGGTCGCTCTGGTCGAGGGGGGGGGTGTAAACCCCGGGTGGAAGCCAAGGCCCCAGACCGGCGCCCCTATCAGTCGTGGATTTTTTATTGGGCGGGGAGAAATCGTGGCTCAGGAATGCCTGTTCGGATGGCCGCCCCTGCCTGAGCGGGGCGTGGGTCGCCCGCCGTTCATCTGGACGCTTGAAAACAGCAATACAATCAAAGTGTTGCTGGCGCTCGGTTGGACGAATGAGCGCATCGCCAATGCGATCGGTTGTTCGCAGCCGACACTGCGCAAGGTTTTTTACAGGGAGCTCCGTTTGCGTGATCGGGCACGGGATGCGTTGCGGGCCCGGATGGTCACGCGCACCATCGACCTGGCGATGAGCGGCAATGTTGGGGCGATGAAACTGGCGCGGGATATGGTCTCCGATGACATGCGCCAGACGCAGATCGACCGCGCGGGCCATGCAAAGCAAGATGATGACGACGAGGACGCTGCCGTGGCGACCCGTAGGCCGCTGCCGCGCGGCAAGAAGGAAACCGCGATGGAAACCGCTGAAGGGCTGTTCCTGAACGACCCTCTGTTGAGCCCGCGCCACTGAAATGGATGGATCGCTACTGCCGACGGGTTGGGGAACGGCAGTCCCCGACTGGAAAACCCGTATCCGGCGCGGTGAAAGCCTGTTTCCGAAGCTGCCGCTGGACCGGGTGCGGGCTGACCGCGCGCTGACCATCTTCAAGAGCCTTCGCATTCCCGACCTGCCACGCAAGCCGACATTTGGCGAGGTCGGGCGGCAATGGACGTTTGACCTGGTGGCGGCGATCTTTGGTGCCGTCGACAGTGAAACCCGGGTTCGGGTCATTCGCGACTTCTTCGTGATGATCCCGAAGAAGAACACCAAGACGACCCTCGCCGCAGCGATCCTGGTGGTCGCGGCCCTGATGAACGATGCGCCCTATCATCGCTTCATCATGATCGCCCCGCGGATGGCGATCGCCGACATCGCCTTTGGGCAAGTCAAAGGCATCATCGACGTCTCGGTCTTGCCAAGCGGAACGGCACTGAACCAGTTGTTCAAGGTGCGCGACCATCAACGGCGTATCGAACTGCTGAACCGCGACTGCCCGTGCGAGATCGCGATCAAGGCGGCAGATACCGATGTCGTCACCGGGTTCAAGAACGGCAGCGCACTGATCGACGAATTACACGAGCTGGCGCACAATCCACGCGCCGAGGCGATCATGCTGGAGATTTCCGGCGCAATGCTGAGCCCGGAAAACACCGGTTTCATGCTGACGATCACGACGCAGTCGAAGTCGCCGCCTGTTGGTGCCTTCAAGGGGAAACTGTCAGTGGCTCGGCGGGTTCGCGATGGCGAACTGGTTCTGCCGATGCTGCCGATCCTTTACGAGCTGCCGCCCGAGGATGCCGTCGAGGATGGATGGCGCGACCGGTCGCGCTGGCCGCTGGTGAACCCGAACCTCGGCGCATCGGTCGATCTGGGGGCGCTGGAACAGGAGTTGGCAAAGGCCGAAGCGACCGGAATTGAATCGGTCGTGATGTTTGCCAGTCAGTTTCTGAATGTCGAAATCGGGCAGAGCTTGCATGGCGATGCCTGGGCTGGGGCGCGGTATTGGCAGGCGGCTGGTGAACCGGGGCTGACGCTGACCGACATCCTGCGCCGATCGGAGGTCGTGGTGGTCGGCATCGACGGCGGCGGACTGGATGATCTGTGTGCGCTGGCGGTGATCGGGCGTGAAAAAGGCTCGCGCCGCTGGCTGCATTGGGTAAAGGCCTGGGCGCAACCTGATGTTCTGGAGCAGCGGAAATCCATCGTGCCGCGGCTGCGCGATTTCGAGGCGCAAGGCGATTTGGTGATCTGCGACACCACCGATCAGGCCGATGTCGAGATCGCCGAGATCTGCGCGCGCATCCGCGATCTTGGGTTGTTCCCCGAACAGCACGGGATCGGCCTCGATGCCTATGGAATTGCGACGATCCTTGATGCGCTGTCGGCGGTCGGCATCGGCGAGCCGATCACGGTGACGGTGCCGCAGGGTTACAAGCTGCAAGCTGCGATCAACAGCGTGCCGCGCCGGGTCAAGGATCGGACCCTGCGCCATTGCGGGCAAGAGCTCATGGCCTGGGCGGTTGGAAACGCCAAGGCCGAATTGAAAGGGTCGAATGTGGTGGTGACGAAACAGGCGGCCGGGGCGGCCAAGATCGACCCCTTCATGGCGACGATGAATGCCGCGATGCTGATGCTGCCAAACCCGGTGGCGGGCGGCGACAATATCGACGACTTCCTGTCCAACCCGGTGGTGTTGCGCCGTGCGTGAGACCGCGGCTGCCGCGCCGTCGCGGTTCAAGGCGATGTGGCGGCTGCTGACCGGTCGCGAAACCGGCATGACGCCGGTCATCCCGACCGAGACTGCGTCGAGCAATGCGGGCCAAACAGTGGGGCCCAACAATGCGCTGGAACTGGCGGCGGTCTGGTCTTGCGTGCGGCTGCTGTCCGAGACCGGGGCGACGCTGCCGCTGATGCTCTATGAGACCGCCCCGTCGGGTGACCGCCGCGTGGCGCGCGAAAATTCGCTGTTCACGCTGCTGCACGATGCGCCGCATTATGATTTCACCGCCGTTGAGTTCTGGGAAGGCGTGATGATGTCGCTGGTTCTGTGGGGCAATGCCTATGCCCTGAAGGACCGGATGGGAAAGCGTCTGGTGTCGCTGACGCCGCTGCGCTGCGACCAGATGGCCGTCAAGCGCAACCGGGACGGATCCCGACGGTATGAGTATTCCGCGCCCACCGGGTTGAGGGTCTACACCGAGGACGAGATTTTCCACGTTCGCGGGTTCGGGGGTGCGGGCGATGTCGGACTGTCGACGCTGAGTTTCGCGCGGCATTCGATGGGGTCCGCCATGGCAGCCGATGGCTTTGCCTCGGCCATGTTCGCCAATGGGGTTCGCCCGTCTGGCGTGCTGATGGTCGACAAGGTTTTGACGCCAGAGCAACGCGAGCAGTTGCAGAAAAACATCGTCGCGCCCTTCGTCGGATCGGACAAGGCTGGCGGGGTGATGGTGTTCGAGGCGGGAATGAAATTCCAGCCAGTGACGATGACCCCTGAGGATGCGCAGTTTCTGCAGACCCGCTCGTTTCAGGTCGAGGAAATCTGCCGCTGGTTCCGGGTGCCGCCGTTCATGATCGGACACACTGAAAAGACCACCAGCTGGGGCACCGGTCTGGAGCAGCAATTGATCGGGTTTCTGACCTTTGCGCTGCGCCCCTATCTGGTGCGGATCGAGCAGGCGATCAGTCGGTCGCTGATCGAGCCCGGTCAGCGCGCCGGTTTGAAGGCCGAGTTCGTGGTGGAAGGCCTGTTGCGCGCCGACAGCCAGTCGCGGGCGAATTTCTATGAGATCATGGTGCGCAACGGGTTGATGACCCGCAACGAAGTGCGGCGCATTGAAAACATGCCGGCGATGCCCGGCGGCGACACGCTGACCGTGCAGGCACAGAATGTGTCGCTGGACGGCCGCCAGCAAGGGGGTGCGGAATGAACACGCTGGATTTTGACCTGGAGTTGAAAGAGGTCGGCGAGGACGGCACGCTGAAGGGTTATGGCGCGGTTTTCAACAACGTCGACCTGGGCGGCGACCGCTTGATGCCCGGCGCCTTTGCCGAAACGCTGGCGCGGCACGCCAAGGCTGGCACCATGCCGGTCATGTTGTGGCAGCACCAAATGGACAAGCCGATCGGAATCTTGACCGACATGAAGGAAGACCGCCGCGGCCTTGCGATCGCTGGCAAGCTGGTGCTGGAAACCATTGCGGGCCGCGAAGCCTGGGCGCTGTCGAAAGCCGGTGCTGTTCGCGGTTTGTCGATGGGGTATCGCACGGTCAAGAGCCAGCAGGTCGGCAACGTGCGCCAACTGATCGAGGTCGATTTGTCCGAGATCAGCATGACGCCGTTCCCGATGAACGAATCGGCGCGCGTCACGTCGGTCAAAGAACACGGCGCGCTGGCTGAATTTGCGCGCCGACTGCGCGACGGCGAGCCGCCGCAGATCAAGGAGTTCGAGGACATCCTGCGTGAGGCAGGGGTCCCTAAAGCGCTGGCCGTGCAGATCGCCTCTGTCGGTTATGCAAAAGCCGTTCGGAGCGAGTCCGAAGGCAAGGCGAGTGATGCCGCCCTGATTGCACTGCGCGACGCGGTGCGGGCGTTCAACCCCCAAACCTGAGGACAATTTCCATGCCTGACGAAAAAACCCTCGAGGGTCTCGCCCTCGAACTGAAAACGGCTGCCGACGCGGTGAAAAAGACCGCCGAGCAGTCCGAGCGCGAGATGAAGCGCCTCGGCGACATGAGCGCCGAGACCAAGAAGCTCGCCGACGATGCGCTGGTCAAGCACAACGAGATCGCTGCGCGCCTGACCGAGATCGAGCAGAAGATGGTTCGCCAAGCGCAAGGCCCGCAGCGGCAGAAAACGCCTGGCCAGACGTTCATCGAAAGCGATGGGCTCAAGTCCTTCATCGCTGCGGGTGGGCGTGGCCGTTTCCGTGCCGAGGTCAAGGCGATCATCTCGTCGCTGACCACGGATGCCGATGGCTCGGCGGGCGACATGATCGTGCCGATGCGGGTTCCGGGTGTCGTCACCTCGCCGACGCGCCGCATGACGATCCGTGATCTGCTGACCCCCGGTCGCACCGGGGTCAACGCGATCACCTACGTCAAGGAAACCGGTTTCACCAACAGCGCGGCCAGCCACAGCGAGACCTCGGGCGCGACCAAGCCGCAATCCGAGATCAAGTTCGACCTGGTCACCTCGGCCGTTTCGACGCTGGCGCATTTCGTGCTGGCGACCAAGTCGATTCTTGACGACGTGCCGATGCTGCAGAGCTACATCGACGGTCGGCTGCGCTATGGCCTGATGCTGGCCGAGGAGGCGCAACTGCTGACCGGAGGCGGCACCGGCACCGACCTGAACGGCATCTACACCCAGGCGACCGCCTATTCGGCGCCGATCACGCCGAGCGCCGCGGGCAACATGACCAAGGTCGATGTTCTGCGCCTGGCGCTGCTGCAGGCCTCGCTGGCGGAATACCCCGCCTCGGGCATGGTGCTGCACCCGTCCGACTGGGCCGACATCGAGCTGACCAAGACCGATGAGGGTGCCTATCTGTTCTCGAACCCGACCGGGGACGCGACCGCGCGCCTGTGGCGCCTGCCGGTGATCGAGACGCAGGCGATGACGGTGGACAAATTCCTTGTCGGTGCGTTCCAGCTTGGGGCGCAAATCTTCGACCGCGAGGATGCGGCGGTCGAGGTTTCGACCGAGGATGGCGAGAACTTCCGCAAGAACCTGGTCACGATCCGCGCCGAACAGCGCCTGGCGATGGCGGTCTATCGCACCGAGGCCTTCGTCAAGGGCGACTTCAGCGACGCTCTGGCGGCCTGATGATGTAGTTGCGCGTCACTGACATGGTCACCGTCACCGCGATCCGTCCGGGCGTTCTGCGCCCCGGCGAAGTGGTGACGGTGCACGACGATCTGGCGCGCAGCCTGCTGGCGTCTCTGCCGTCGTGTTTCGCGGCAACAGACACCCTTGCCGAGGCCGCCCCCGCGGCCCCAGCCCCCAAGCGGCGACGGTCCAAGGCCTGAGCCCCTCACCCCACGAAAGGGACATTTCATGCGTCGTTACAAACTCACCGTCACCACCGCGGCTGACGGATCGGCAACCGCCTACACCCCGCGCCTTTCGGGGCGCTTGCAGGCGATCCACTATGTGAAAACCGACTATGCCGACGGCGTCGATTTCACCATCACCTCTGAGGCCACCGGCGAAACCCTGTGGACGGATACCAATATCAATGCGAGCGAGGTGGTTCATCCCCGCGCGCCGACCGCCAGTCAGGCGGGGGCTGCCGCGCTTTATGCCGCTGGTGGTGCCGGAGTTCTGGCCGAGATCGGGCTTGCAAGTGACCGCGTGAAGATCGTGATCGGTTCTGGCGGCGACACCAAGACCGGCGTGTTCCACGTTGTGGTCGACTGACCATGACGCCCTATCTGGTCACTGCGCCGTCCGGCTCGCTGGTCGAGCGCGACGACATCAAGGCGTATCTCCGGGTTGATCATGACGACGATGATGCCGTGATCGACGCCTTGAGCGCCGCGGCAGTGGCCTATCTTGATGGGTGGCGCGGCGCGTTGTGTCGCGCCATCCTGCCCCAAACCTGGGCAATTGACGTCGACGCGGCAGGCGAGTTCACCCTGCCGTTGCCCGACGTGACCGAAGCGACCGCCGATCACGGCGGGGGCGAAGTGGCGATCGAGGTCACCCCCGGCGCGGCAGGCCCGCGGGTGACCGTGACGGATGCCTGCACCATCCGATTCGACTGCGAGATGAGCGAGTCGCACCAAGCGATTGCTCGGGTTATCGCGTTTTCGCTGATTGCGCACTGGTTCGAGACTCGAGAGGCGGTGCAATCTGGCAACGGTTTGGCCGAGGTGCCGATGCACGCTGCGGCCCTGATCCAGTCGCTGCGCTTCTGGCCAGCCTGATCGTCGCCGAGCCAGACCAGACAAAACAGGAGGGGTCCGTGAGGGGCGCAGGCGCATTGCACAAACGGGTGACGCTGGAGGAGCCGGTGCGCGCCGCAGACACCGCTGGCGGGGCCTCGGTGGTCTGGACCGATCGCGGCACGCTTTGGGCGGAGCTGCGCTTCATGAAGGGGGCCGAGGCCGTCGAGGCTGGCGGGTTGCAGGCGCAATCGACGATCAAGGTGCGGCTGCGGGCCTCGGCGCTGACCCGGTCGGTCACCGCTGACTGGCGTCTGCGGGTCGTTTCGACGGCCGGGATTTACAATCTGCGGCAGGTCGACCAAGTGACGGATCCCGCGAATGTCTGGCTGGTGGCGGAAACCGGGGTCGCGGTCTGATGGCTGACCCGGTCTTTGACATGCAGGTCGCGATTGTCGCCGCGCTGAAAGCGGATGCCGCTGTGGCTGCCATTGTCGGTTCCCGCGTCGAAGATGGGCGACCCTCGGCCTATCCCGCGATCACCATTGGCCCCTCGGATTATGTTCCCCTCGACCTGGGCTGCATTTCGGCGCGCGAGTTCTCGTTGCAAATCGACTGCTGGGTTCGGGATTCGTCGACGCGGTTCAACCCGCTTTATGCCCTGACGGGGGCGGTCAAGGCGGCCCTGCATGACGTCCGATTGCCCTTGGCAACCCATGCGCTGGCAAATTTGCTGGTGGCTCAGGTTCGGCATCTGCGCGACCCGGACGGGTTGACGTTGCACGGCGTGATCAGTCTCGACGCGCTGCTGGAGGAGCGGTGAGCGTCGAGGGGCTCGAGCAATTCCGCCGCCGCTGGGGCGCTGTCCCTGACGCTGTTCGCGCCGCCGTCGCAACCGAGTTGGAGGCGATCGCGACGGCACTGGTGGCCGACATGCGCCGTCTCGCGCCCAAGGACAAAGGCACGCTGGCCGAGTCGATCGGCTGGACATGGGGCGATGCCCCCAAGGGCACGATGGTGGTCGGCACTGTGGGCGGTCGCGAGTATGGCACGCTGCGCATCACGATCTACGCGGGCGGTGGCGATGCCTTTCACGCGACGTTTCAGGAATTCGGGACCGTTGCCATGTCGGCCAACCCGTTTTTCTACCCAGCCTGGCGCGCGCGCCGCCGGGGGGTTAAATCCCGGATCACCCGGGCGATCAACAAGGCTTTGATGTCCGTTTAGGACGGGCAGACCCGCCGATAATCCGTCAGGACCGCCTGAATGCGGGCCCCGTTGCGATCCATCGCGCCGAGGAGGCTGACGGCCAGCGGGTCGTTCTGCCCGCGCGCGCTGACAATCGCGCTCCAGATTTCGAGCATGTCCATCCCGGTGGCCGAGGCTTCCTCGACCTGGCGCAGCGCCAGCAGGCAGGCGGCGGCAAACCGGTCTGGCGACACTGTCTGGGCGCTGGCCTGAGACGCCAAAACGGCAGCAAAAACAACAAATTTCATGGGGGTCCCCGTGGTGAAGGTCCGAATCCTGAAGGACTGCGACCACCGCGTCAAGCCCGCCGTGGTTCAGGCGTTCCGGGCGGGGACAGATGTGAACCTGCCAAGATCGACCGCCGCGTCGCTGATCGCGCGTGGCGTTGCACAACCCAAACCAAAGGAGACTGACCAATGTCCGATCCCACCCTCACGGGCCGCTTCTTGATCACGCTGGGCGACGGCGGATCGCCCTCGGAAACCTTTGCGCATCCGTGTGGCGCCGAGGCGCGCGAGGTCACCTTGACCAACAACACCGGCGAGGCAGTGGTTCTCGATTGCACCGACCCGCTTGACACCATGGCCGCGATCAAGCGCTGGACCGAAAGTCAGGATGCCTCGCTGACGATCTCTGGCCGCGTTGCGACGCAAAGCCTGCCCGCGTGGATCGCCTGGGCGAATTCGGGTGCGACGAAGAACGTCCGCGCCGAGATCGACGAAACCAGCGGGGATGGCGGCGGCTATTGGGCGCTTCCGGCGATTCTGCAGGCGTTCAAGCTGGCGGCGACCGGCAAGGCGACCGCGACCTTTGAGGCCACCATCGTCGGTGCCGGTCGTCGCACCTGGACCGCTGCCAGCTGATGGTCGAGGTCACAAGCGAGTGGGCCGGAAAAGAGCGCCTTTTCCGGCTCGCCTTTGGCGATGTGCTGGATCTGGAACAGGCTTGCGAGTCTGGCATCGGCCCGATTTACGCCCGATTGATCAGCGGGCAATTCAAGCTGGGCGACATCTGGCACACGTTGCGGCTGGGGTTGATCGGTGGCGGCATGGAGGCCCTGCGCGCCAAGGCGCTTTTGGTCGATCAGTTCGACCGAAGGCCCTATGTCGATCACGCCGCTTTGGCGGCAGAGATCATTCTGGCCTTGATGACCGGCGTCGAACCGGTCGCGGAGACCACATCGACCGACGGGTCCGCCCCGCTGAAGTTCAGCGAAGTCTCGCAGATGTGCACGGTGTTCAACCTGTCGCCCCTCGATCTGCGGGCGATGCGCTACGCCGACGTGATCAATCTGATGCGGGGCTATTCCGCGTCCGGTCGCAAGAGCGAACCGCCCAGCGAAGCCGAGTTCGAGGCGATGCTGGCGCGCCACTATGCCCGTGAGGACTCGCGCGAATGAGTAACATCGAAACGGCTCTGGCCCTGAGGCTGGAGGCCAGCCTGGCGAAGTTCGAGCGCCAGATGTCCCGGGCGACGCAGGTCGGCACCGAAAGCGCCGAGCGCATTCAGGGCCGTTTCCGGCGCATGGGCCAGCAGGTCGCCAAAAGCACCGAGGACTCCGGCAATGTCATGGTGCGCGAGCTGGACCGGTTGCGCACCCGTTTCGATCCGCTTTTCGCCGCATCGCAGAAGTATGAGCGCGAGCTGAACGAGATGAACACCGCCCTCAAGGTCGGCGCGATCAGCGCGGCGCAGCACGAAGCCGCGCTGGAACGGCTGAACGCCGAATACGCGCAAAGCGCCGTGGTGGCCAATTCGGCCGGTGGTGCGATGGCCGCGCAGGGCGCCGCGGCGCGCGGATTGTCCTCGGCCCTCGGTCGGGCTGCGCCGGGCATTCAGCAGGCCAGCTATCAGGTGCAGGACTTTGCCGTTCAGGTCGCGATGGGCACCGACGTCTCGCGCGCCTTTGCCCAGCAGGCGCCGCAGCTTTTGGGCTCGATCGTGCCGATGGGGTCAAAGTTCGCCGCCCTGGGCGGGGTGCTGGGTGTGCTGATCGCAATCGGCGTGCCGTTGATCGCGATGATGCGCGACACCGGCGAGGAAACCAAGACGCTGGACGATCGGCTGGATGATTTGAAATCCGCCGTCGACGATTATCGCAGTGCCGCGCGCGACGCCCTGTTGCCGACTGCCGACCTTGCCGAGCGTTACGGCGCCGCCACCGGGGCCGCGCGCGAGTTCCTGAGCGCGCTGGAAAACGTCAACCGGTTCTCGGCGATGGAGGCCCTGCGCACCACCATGTCCGAGATCGCCACCCAGTTCGGCGCGCTTGACGATACGCTGGAATCGCTCGAAGGCGGCGAAGGCGAAACCGTCGTCACGATGCGTGAGATGGCCGATGCCTTGGGCGCCAGCACCGCCGAGGCGCAAACCCTGCTGTATCGGATGTGGGCC